GTTATAGGCCGCTTGACGCTTGTGAAAGCTGAGGGCGGAGGTTGGGAGCGGCGATTGGACTTCCAAGAGAAGCCCGTCATCACCGCAAAAGATAGATCAGGTCGTCTTCCCGCAAGGATGGATGACCCCACATGGACGAAGATCGTCCAAGCATTGGAGGGCACTCGTGCCAGCAAGTGATCGTAGTTTTCAGTCTAAGGATAGCCAGCGTGGGTCATCTGGATTCAGCAGACCTATCGTTCCTGATGGGAACTACCAGTTGGAAATTATTGATTCAGAGGAGCGCAAGTTTAACTCGGGCAATGAAGGCGTAATTGCCACGTTCGAGATTGTCGATGGTCCGGTAGGCGCTGAAGAGCATGTCGGAACGCAGCTTACTTCGGCGTTCGTAGATTCTGAAGCATCGTACTGGTTCCAACGTAGTTTCGCTGAAGCGCTCAATGGTATGGAATACCCTGAAGGACAACAGGTAGCCGTTCCGTGGTCTTCCGCAAATGGAAAGCACGTTGGGGCTGTACTGACAGCAGAAGTTGGTCGTGACTGGGTGAACCGTCAGGGTGAGACTGTCAAGGGACAGTTAGAGTCTAAGATTAAGCGCTTCGTCGATCACCGCCCGTGGGGTAAGACAGAAGAGCTTATTGAAGAGTTCTCGTCACTGGGTGTCTAATCCAGAGACTCGTCTCCAACAATCCATTATCCGCCACCTCCAATCGGAGGTGGGTGGATGGTGGGTTAAGTATCATGGGTCTGCTATCACACGAGCCGGAATACCGGATATTTTGGGCGGCTGTGAGGGACTTTTTTTCGCGTTCGAAGTAAAAACATCAACAGGAAAGACAACAAAGATTCAAGACTACACACTAAAGGAACTCAACGATAGCGGCGCAGGTGTCGCTCGTGTTGTCGATAACCCTAAAGATGCTGTAGCGATTGTACACACAGCCTTAACTAACAGGAGGCAACATGATTAATGAGAGTGACCTTATCGCTGAATTGCGTGGTGGCGGTGATACGCAAGTAACTGCGGAAGAATTTGCTGCACAGGTAAAAGGTATGACTGAGGAACAGGCTATGGAATCCTCAGAAACGAAAGTTCTTACGATGTTCTCTGAGATCGCTATGTCGCATGGATTCACTCCAACACTCGCAGTAAGTTTATTGGCTGAGGCCGGACGAAATTTTGAGATCGATGCCGAGTGGACACCAGAGGATTCCATTCATATTAGTGATTGGTTAAAGGAAGCACAGGCTAGAAAACGTCGCGCAGGATCAGAGCTTCCGTATGAACCAGATACTGAAGGCGCATTAAAGCTTCCAGTGCCTGTGACAGATGGAATTACGCTCCCACAAGACCCGGAACCTATCGAACCTGAGATCGTACCCAGTAAATCCGCATCAACGCACACGGTAACCACAAAAGAGATTGTCGTCAATTTCAAGGATCGTGATGAAGCGGATGAGTTCCTTAAGATGTTCGAACTGGGAGAACCTGTTAGCTTAGGCAAACCGGGCAATGCGCGAATTGTTATGCAAGTCGCGAGTTATTCGGCACAAGAGGCTGCATGGGAAAACTTCTCCGTAGCTTAACTACCAGTCCGAATTCAAAGGATCGTACGGGACGTAAGTAACGCCTACACGCTTGTTGTTGTGTATGTCTAACAACACGCCACCTACGTTTGGATGGAGGTTCTTCCCCTTTTCATACGGTGTCTGAGATTGGAAACACGCAGCGTTAACGCCGGTGACTCCTTTCTCATACACCGAGTTGAAGAAGTGAAAGTGTCCGACAAGCAAGATGTCAGGGGTAATTTCGTTCCTCCAGATCTCTTGTTGTGCCCGATAGCTTTTAGCAAGCCCCGGACTTCCACCCGGATGGTATAGACGAATCTTTACTCCGTGGATGGAGACGAACGCTTCGTCATTGCCCATGAATTTAAAGTCATCACGCTGCTTACAAACTGCTCGAACCGGATTGTATCCACTCTCTTTCATGAGAGAGATGTCATGGTTCCCGGTAATGATTGAAGTCTTCAGTCCAGTGTCGGGATACTTGGCTACAGCATAATCGACCATTTCATCCGCAGAATCCAAGAACCGTAAAAATTCTGACCCTCTGTGGCTCATACGCCCTTCAAAAAGGTCACCGACGTGTAATATCTCCTCGGCACCTTCGCGTTTAGCGAACCGTAAGAACTTACGGAGTGCGCTGAGTTGCTGGAACTTAGATCCTAGATGTGTGTCCGATACAACCGCAATGCGGAACGACACTTATTGTCTCCAGCGGAACGCCTTATCCGCTGCCAGTAAAATTCCCACAATGAGAGCCGACACGCTCGGCCCGACGAGGTTGCTAAAGTCTGCCGACTCCAAAGCGATCTGGATGGCCGGGATTGCGGCAACAAGCGCTGACGCAAAGGCTCCCTTAAACCATCGCTTAAGTAATACATTATTTTTACGGGCTGCTGCACTGCCACATGTACATTCTCGCATATGACCTCCTTTGTATATTATTGTGAGGCTAACATCCATGCTAAGGATGCCCATCCGCCTAAGTTAAGGACTCCCAAACTGACGGCCCACCGCATGGCACGGTTTTCGCTTGATGATATTCTATCACGTAAATTGGATTCTCTTCGATCTATTTCCTCCCTCGGAACAATTATCTTGGTTACAGCGACTTGAAATTCCGCTAATTGCTTAGTGAGCGCAATAATCTCCGTTCGTTCGTTACCGTTCACAATTAATTATCGGATCGGTCTAAATCTTCAGGCCAGAGAACTGTTAGTTGTTCGGGTGTCGAGGCAGAGGAGAGGTCAAAAGTTTCTGGTATGTCACGCAGCGCTTGCTTTGCCGTACTTGCGGCGTCCTGTTCGTCGGTGTCACCGTCCTCGACGGCTCGCATAAACGTGATGTCTAATTCTAACAATGCCTTGTCACGGTCAATACGAATGTCATCCATATGAATGCCACGGGCTTCAGCCATATCAACAACAACATCATTCCCATCATCTGACCATGCGTTACGGAATAGTCGATGTGTGGGGATCTCGTTTGCTTCGATAATACGATATGCGACACCCGCTGGAACATTCCGCTCTACACAGGTGTCAAGAAGCTCTTCTTCATCTGCATAAAATCCCTGCTCAATGCTCTGATACACCGGACTAACAACATTAAGTATATTAGTGTCTGGGTTGATAAAAACAATACGCTTATCTGGCATTACTGATCTCCATGTCCCACGCAGTAAAAGTAGTCCCCATCACTCAACGTTCCATTATTATCCGTTACTCGGAAATCAACTGCTCCTGCGGCAACGCCCCCCGCCGTAGTATTAACCGTGCGTGTATATCCAGTGCCTGTAATTCCTGATACCACCCAATTCGCGCTAGAGAAGTCAGTGGCGATGGTGAACGTGATGAGACCCGTACCGCCATCCGTGGTGCTGGTTAAATTATAGGCCGTGCCTTGAACGGTTGCGGCATAATTACTTTTTCCGTAGAATTTCGCTACGCCCGGTGAGTGTTTAATCAAATCCGGCGGGGCGTAAGTGTCTTCATTGGTCTCGCCCTCTAGCGCGGCCTGATCAGCCTGTGATGGCCCTGCGGCAACTGAAGCCCATACCGGGTTGGCTGACGTACCCTGCGTCTTGAGGAAGTAGCCAGACGTTCCGGCGGCAAGTTCAGACGGCACGCCTGACCCCGCATAGTACTGGATGCCCCCTTGTGTACCGTGAGCCGTCTTCGCTAGCGTTACGGCATTATCGGCTAAATGGGCCGAATCAATACTGCCATCGGCATAATGTTCGCTATCAATCGCATCATCAGCGATATGGGCATTATCAATGCTTCCGTCAGCATAATGCTCGCTATCAATTGCGTCATCTGCGATATGAGCATTATCAATGCTACCATCGGCGTAATGCTCAGAATCAATCGCATCGTCCGCAATTTTAGAAGCTGATATAACGTCCCCAGCGAGATGTGCCGCATCAATCGATCCGTCCGTGTAGTGTTCGCTATCAATTGCGTCATCTGCGATTTTAGATCCCGAGATAACGTCCCCGGCTAGATGCACTGCATCTATGCTTCCGTCAGTATAATGCTCAGAATCAATCGCATCATCAGCGATCTTGGCCCCCGTGATAGCGTCTGCGTTAACCTTAGCTGTGGTGACAGCGCTCGATGCAATATGAGCCGCATCAATTGAGGCGTCAGTGTAATGCTCAGAGTCAATTGCGTCGTCCGCTATCTTAGCTCCGGTAACGGCATCTGCGGATAAGTGAACGGTGTCTATCGAACCGTCTACATAATGATCACTGTCGATAGCGTTCGCAACATCGGGCATGAGTTGAACCCACGCAGAGCCATTATATTTAATAAACCGACTCGCATCCGTGTCATAGAACGTATCGCCTTCGTCTGGAGATCCCGGCTTGGCGCTATTTGCACCAATACCAAACAGTGACGAATCAAGATCATCGAGAAATGCGTTGATGAAGGCATCTTGATCGATAGCGGTAGTATCGGAATCTTTTTGCCAAGCTTTATTTGTTGTAGTAGCCATTAGATTTGGATCGCCGTTGCTTTAATTTGTTGACCTGCTAACGCTGCTGTCAGCGCAGCATCACGATTTGTAAGTACATCGTGGGCCAAAATATCTACAACTTCAAATCCTTTATCCTCCAATTTTATTCGTTGTAACAAGTCATGAACCTGCTTTTCTGAGGTCGCGAGATGGAAATATTCACCCTGTACACGCCATACCATTGACGGGTTCCAATCCGGCGGCGAGAAGAGAAAGTCTGCAACTATACCACCCAGTTGTAATCGTCCCCCCATTATACTGCTTTGAAACTCCCAACCCCGTATTCTTTTGCGTGTTAACCATAAGTATACCTGCCACTCCGGTATTGTTCCAACAAAATATGATGGTGGATGCCAGTATTCATCTTTATTAAATTTCCTGAAGAATCCTCTTCGTCGTAGCGTGAATTTTCGTGGGAGCTTACGAACCTTCGTAAGCTTAGATCGGGACCGCGAGAGTAATATTTGCGGTCCCGGCTGATTCGGAACGCGAAAT